GTCTTTCCATTCTACAAGTCACAGCGCAAGCATGACCGTGAAGCATCAGGTCTTGATTGGGGAATGATCTTTGATACACTCAATCGTATTCGTGACGATCTAAAAGAGTATTTCCCTTACAAGGTGATTGACGTTGATGGTGCTGAAGCCGATGACGTTATTGCCGTGCTAACTGCACGATTGGCTCCACACGGCGGAGTGCTAATTCTATCGTCAGACAAAGACTTTGGACAGTTACAGAAATATCCTAATGTTACGCAGTATTCACCTATTCTAAAGCGTTTCATTAAGATCGACAATCCTAAGTTGTTTATCAAAGAACACATCATTCGTGGTGATCGTGGTGATGGCATTCCTAACTTTCTCTCGGCTGACAATACCTTTGCTGCTGGCGAAAGACAGAAAGTGATAAATAGCAAGCGCCTACAGGAATGGCTATCACTAGACGCAGAAACTTTCTGTACCAATGATACTATGCTTCGTGGGTTCAAACGCAATCAGACCTTGGTTGATTTTGATTATATACCAAATGAGGTTCAACAAAAGATTGTAACAGCCTTTGATGAGTCAAAGCCTGCTACAAAACAAAAGATGCTGGACTACTTTATCCAGAAGAACCTTAAGGCAATGATTGAGTCGATCTCCGACTTTTGAGGAACACAATGAGTAGTAAGAAGAATATATACGAAGTCTTTAACGAGTTTAAGATGGCTCCTTCCCGTGATACACGTATCAGCGTATTACAGAGCAACGATACCTGGGCATTGAGAAATGTTCTTATGGGTGCGTTTCATCCTGATATCAAGTTTGCTATCAAGAAGGCGCCTAACTATAAGAAAGAAGCTGTCCCAGAAGGACTGGGATACAATCATATGACTGATGCTTTGAGTAAAATCTATTTGTTCATGGAAGGCAATCCACGAACGCCTCCAGCACTCACGGACAAACGAAGAGAAGAATTGCTCCTACAGTTGTTGGAGTCACTTGAACCTCGAGAGGCAGAAATCTACATTGCAATGATGTTGAAGGATCTAAAAGTTCCTTATCTAACACCAAAGCTAGTGAATGAAGCCTTTAAAGGACTGTTACCAGAATAGGTGATGAAATGAAACAGCGTAAAGTATCAACTCAGAAAATTGATCCAATGTATGCCGACCTGTATGAAGAGGAAAAGAGATACGGCGGCAAGCGCCTCGAACGTATTCCTTCCGAGATGCATAACAAGCGCCCTTTGAAGAACCTCAAGAAGGCATGGATGGAACATCTTGAGGACTTTGACGAAGTGGATGATTTCTTTGAACATTGATTGTCAACAAATCTAGCCCTTGACAACTTTCTCAAAAAGAGTATAATGGTATTCATGATCAGCTATTGATATGAGGAATTCATTATGTCTGTCAAAAAGATCCTTTCTTTACCAAGTCTTAGTAATTACATCAAAGGAAATCTTGATGATCTTTGGTATGGTACCTTCTTACAGGGTTATTACTATCTTAGCAGCAAGACGAAGGGTGTTTTTGGTGAGTTGTTTACCGAAAACTATCTCAAAGAAAAAGGTTTCAAAGTTACAGGTCGTGTAGGCGGTAGTTCCGATCATGATATGGTTGTAAATGGTATCAAGGTTGAAGTAAAGTTTTCTGTCGCCCAGACAGATAGAAACAAAAAAACAGGTGTCAAAAAAATCGTTAAAGATAGATTTATGATGAACCATGTTGGTATCGGAAAGGATTGGGATCGTTTATTGTTTGTCGGTATCAATCCTAACTTTGAAGAGTCTCGCATTGTATGGTTTGATAAAAAAGATATCAAAGAAATCATAAAGAACAAAGATTACTTTTCACATCAGCAAGGGGGCGAACACACAGAGAATGATGACTACATCTCTGGATCAAAAAAACTTATCAATCTTATTAACTCAAAATATGCGAAAGGCCTTGAGCAATGGTAAAACTCTATCACGGTGATTGTCTTGAAGTTTTAAAAGAACTCGGAGACAACTCGGTTGATATGGTATTAACTGATCTTCCTTATGGCACTACGGCTTGTAAATGGGATACTATCATTTCATTTGACCAACTGTGGGAACAATTGAACCGAGTTGCTGTGAAAAAGGCTGCAATGGTATTCACGGCACAAATGCCCTTTACTGCGGTACTAGCTATGTCTAATATCAAAAATCTAAAGTATGAATGGATATGGGAGAAACCTCAGGGTACTAATCCTCTTAATGCTAAAATCATGCCAATGAAATCTCATGAGAATGTTTTGGTGTTCTGTAGGGAAACTCCCATCTATAATCCTCAAATGGAAATGGGTAAACCTTATGGTGGCTTTTCTTCTGATCAATCAGTGATAGGTGAGGTTTATGGTAATGTGAAATCTAAGCACCGAGATAATCCTACAGGTGAAAGATATCCTAAGACTGTCCAACGTTTCAAACAAGATAAGGGATTACATCCAACTCAGAAGCCAGTTTCGCTTATGTCTTATCTGATCAAAACTCATTCCAATTCTGGTGATGTTGTTCTTGATTGCACGATGGGATCTGGCACTACTGGCATTGCATGTATTGAAACGGACCGCAACTTTATCGGTATTGAAATGGATGAAAAGTATTTCAATCTGGCAAAAGATCGTATTGAGAAAAGACAGAATGTGAACACTTTACCTATCTAAAAAAGTTCTTGACATTCCATTACAGAAGAGTATAATGGATATTAGTGGATGGGAGTCAATCCTGTTCACATAAACCCAGAGAGGTCTATATCATGGCATACAATATACAATGGTTCTATTACGAGTGGACTCTTAACGATTTCCGTCGAGAGGCTTCCACAATTGACTGCAATCCTATATGGCAGCGTGGAAATGTTGACACACTGTTTAGTTCATCAAGTAAACCTTCCAAAGCACAATCAATCATTTCATCAATTCTTTTAGGACTTGATATTGGTGAGATTAAACTGTGTTGGTATCAAGGTCAACGTGCATCGGTAGACGGCGGTAATCGAAAAAGGGCTATTCTTGCCTTTTTGAATAATGAGTTTCAGTTGCATCGTAAATCTCCATGGGGACAAAAGTTTTTTAAAGAACTTCCTCAAGATGTGCGTGAATATTTTGAAAACTATAGAATGCGTGTAATCGTCTATGCGGATCTTCCTTCACATTTGATTGGTCTTACCTTTAGAACAATCAATACTACTACCGAAGTTAATCCGCAAGAACAGCGAAATAGCTATGGTATGGATCCTCTGGCTTGTTTGATTAGAGAGTTGGTTCGTTTAATTCCCGAACTTTCAAATCCAACACACGAATTATATACAATCAAAAGTATATCAAAGGATGGCGAAGAACGATACAAGTATCTTGCTTTCAATAACAATCGATTGAAAATGGAAGATCAATTGGCTCGTATTGTTTATCGCATCGTTGAAGGTCACGATCCTAAAAAGAAGTATGCTGGCCCTTCACCTGAGAGGGCTTTGTTTGATATGTATGACACCGTTGGTCCTCGTTGGGAAAAGAATCGTGATGAACAAACAAAGATCACTAAGAAGGTAAGAGAAGCACTTGACGTTTTTCAGAAAGTCGCTAATGCTGCTAATACTCGTCGTGGTGGTCAGGGTATCGCCATTGGTCAGTTTTCACTTTTAACTCGTGTTTATTTTAGAATGAAAGATAAATACGGTGAATTTAAAGTGAATAACTATTTGGATTTCTGGGATCAGTTTGCTCGGGCGTTTATCACCGTAGAAGCTCGCCGAGATTTGATGATGATTGAAGATAAAAATGGAAATCTTGTTGAGGGTGATCGTACCGTTGGTGAAGCATTTCGAAAGTATCTTTCTTTTGATATACAAACAGACTTTAAATACTTCTTCTCTCTAGACAAGTTTCTTGAATACTTTGATCCATTGAATGTGATCACTGTAAAAGATCCAAAACGTTGCTTTACTGCAAAGGAAATTGAGGATCGTTTGATTCAGCAAGATTGGACCGACTATATCGACGGTCATCCACTTGCTCTTGAAAATGCTGTGGGTGCTCATCGTATTGCTCACACAAAAGGTGGTCTTACAGTATTAGATAATTTGGCTGTTATTTCGGCTGAACACAATACAGCAATGGGTTCAATGGATGTCGACTCCTACAAAGCGTGGTATGAAGCAAACGAGAGAAAACTAGCTTCTTGATCTAAGTCAAAAAGAATGGGTGCGGCTATATGTCGCACCCGTTTACAAACGATTTCCCTTGCAATGCCATTTGTTATCTGCTATTGTGGTATTATAAACAGTAGGAGATAATATATGAGATATCGTGTTGACATTGACTTTGATGCTAACTGTCCTGTAGCCGTCGTCCTCGAATTTCTAGAGAAGCACCAAGCTACAATTGTAAACAGTCAAGCCTTCGGCCCTGCCGGGGGCAACCCCAACTTTCTCCTAGAATTTGACAATTATCAAAGTGCCGTAAACCTCGTCACTGAGTTTTATGATGATGACTGTCAACATTATATTGACAACATAATCTTGATCTAAGTCAAAGAATGGGTGCGACAACATGTCGCATCCGTTTACAAACGATTGTCCTTGACTATTCCTCAAAACGTGGTATAATGAAGGTATGATCAAAATTAAACGCAAACCTCGCTCTGACCGTAAACATCTGATTTACTCGTTGTCTGTAAACAACAAAGAGTATATCGGCGTCACCTTTGTTGACAAAGGCCGCATTAATGCGTCCCTAACCCGTCGCTGGAATAAGCATGTCAACCGTGCCTTGACCGAAGACAAGGGCTGGAAGCTGTGTGCCGCTATCCGTAAACACGGTGCCGATTCGTTTACAGTCAGCGTCCTCGAGGTCGTCCGTGGCAAGTCTGCCGCTCATGTGAGAGAGAGGGAACTAATCCGTGACCGTAAGCCCAAACTCAACACCGACGTCCGCTAAGGTGCGTCAACTTGTCACGGCTGTTGCCAAACGATTGTCCTTGACTATTCCTCAAAACGTGGTATAATGATTATATAAACGATGGAGATAGACTTGAAAAACTTCGCTCAAAGCACCTTCAACCCAACGACCGACCACAATGCTCGGTTCGCTAAAAAGAACCTAGTTCTTAATACTAACACGGTCGATGCCCTATTGACCTATATCGAGAATGGTGGTACAATTACGGTATGTAAGCCTGGTCGTAGGAATACTGCTAACACCTCGTTTCCTCTAGTCAAGGGCACTGTCGCTAACCGTGGTGCTAAACAAGTCAACCTTACCTCTGCTGGCATCAAAGCGAAAGGCTAAACCATGTTTGTCTATATCGTCTCATTAGAACTCGCCTACGAGGGTTCAACAATACTGGGTGTGTTTTCGGACTATGTGAAGGCTCGCCAGCATATGCTTTCATTGTATGGTGATGGTATAAGTGATGGTGATTATGTGATCCGTAAGGTAGAAC